CTCGACTAGTTGAGTAACAGCGGGTTGGTCTAGCCCCGATAAGCCGACAAGCGTTTTTCCATACCTTATCGTGTCCGTGCCCTGCCCCGACAATAGCGTGAGCGATTTCATGGAGTACTGTGTCCTTAGTTTCTTCCCACGGATTGATTGAGGCTATTGGTTTAGAAATGGTGATTAGTTTTTGCGACTGATGGCAACAACCGTATCGGCGAGTAGCCCTGTCCCATTTCCAAGCCCATCCTGTTAAATGATGGTTAACTAGTTCGGTTATATTTTTTTCTAGTTGGGTAATGTCCATGGTTTTTTCCTTTCCTTTACATTTTAATTATATATGAAAAGTCTTAATAAGTCAAGACTGTTTTTAAAATGTTTTTGTTTTTAAGCATGAAAATGCTAAGTAAGTAACCTGTTGCGGCATCACCCATATTGATAATTTTGGGATTTGTTTCCTTTATGTATTGACGAATGTCATCAAGCCAAAAACCATACATGATTTTAGTTTCAGATAAATAGTAGAGGATGTAGTCTGCGTGGCTTTTTTCTAAACAGCCGATATTTCCGCTAGTAGTTTTTTCGAAAACAATGTTGCCAGTTTTGTGGGCTTGGCGGTCTGTCTTGACTTCGTATTTGAGAATGATTCCGCTATGCTTCTCGGCTAGGAAATCAATATCGAGTTCTTGGAAGTATGGGTCTTTTCGGACATCAAGCACCGCTTTGTTTTGTGGGGATTTGAGTAAAAGGGAATAGGCTACTTCCTCTCCTTCCTCGGCTGTTTTTAAATCTTGTTGAAAATTACCTCGCATATTGTTTTTAGTATAAATGAATTTGAATGAAAAATCAAAAAGCCGTCATATTTCAGACGGCTTCATTTACCTACTGATAGGAGTTTCGATATATCGAACACCAATAGTAGAGGTTGCAGAAATTATATGGAATTTCTTCATCATTACCACCAATTATTAGCTTTCCAGAATGCTACTGCGTTCGACCATGAACCATAACGGCTCTGTGCGTAGCTTTGGCACCATTTCATTTGAGTGATTGGATTTGTTTGCCAGTCCGAACCTGCCGATTGCATCTTATTGGCTGGTAGTGATTGACAAACCCCATAAGCACCCGAAGATTTATTGGTTGCCGTAGGATTACAGTTAGATTCTCGTTGGAAGATGTAGTAAGCATTTTCGAAATCCGTAATGCCTGCCTTAGCCATCCAATCTCTACAAGTCCCAGGTATTTGTGTTTTCTTTTGACTTGCGAGAACTGCCTGTTGTTCCTGTGCTTTCTTTTGGGCCTCTAATTTGGCTTGTAATTTTGCCTCTAGCTCTTTCTTTTGTAGTTCAAGGTTCTCTTTTTCCTGTTGAAGAGATTTGTTTTCCTCTTCGAGGGAATTGATGTTTTCGGATTTTTCGTCCGACTCCGTTTGGAGAATCTTGAGCGTATTTAAAGAATTGTCTAGCTCAACTCTTAATGTTCTACTGTTATGGATTGCTAGTCCAGCGAATCCAAGTATGATGATTGATAGGATAATCTTTGCTAGAGTACCTATCCAACTTGGAGATTCGGCTTTCTTAGTGTGTTTCATAACACTTACCTCACTTTTATTAATTACTTAATACCTAAGATTGAGTGAAGTAATTATTTTTTACTCCGTTTAGCGTTGCTAGTTGTAACGAACGCATCGATGGCAAAGTAAGCAGCTAAGAGTGCTTGTGGGAGAATTAGAATCTTAGGGACTAATCCCTCGGTGCCAGTAACGATAACGAACGTACTGTAAACTATTGAACTTACAGCCAATAATTTACTGAATCCGATTATACCACGAATTACCGATACAATGGCGGCTACACGAGCCTTTTTACGTTTATTTTTAGCGTTTAATCCTGTGGATTCTGCTAATTGTGCGTCGAGTTCAGCGATTTCATCGTACTCGTCTTTAACTTTGATTTGTTTCATATATTTCCTTTCTTTTATGGTTTTTGGTAAAGGTGATACCCTAACCTTTACACTTATGATTATATATGAAAAGTGTCAAAAAGTCAATACCTTTTATGGTTAATTTAGAAAATCGTCTTTTTTATAGAGGTAAATCTTGTCAAAAACGGTGGAAATTCTGTCTTTTCGAAGGTTAAAAATTTGGCTTTTGGTGTATGAATCAAGGTTTGATAGTCCGATTTCCTTGTCTGAATAGATGGAATATTTGTCGTATAATTGGAGAAGTCTTTGATATTCAAGGTCAACAAGTCCTCGAAGGAGTGTTTGCCATTCAAGCATTTGTTCCATAAATTCATTTGGAATATCAAAATCTTCTACTTTTCCACCAGATTTGCAGATTTCCCAGACACGATTTGGGGTGCAATCGGATATTAATCTGTGGAGATTGAGGAACCAATCTGTTTTGATTTTAATGCGTTCTTCGGTGGCTGGATTGTATGCAACGACACCTTCAACCTCTTGGGTAAGGTATTTTTTGGATTCTTCGAATGACAATTTGGGTGAGATTTGGAATGGGCAATTTTCTGGAGTTGGGATAATTTCCTTACCGTCCTCGCCACGCATAGCCCAGCATATTAATTTTGGTGTGGGGTGTTTAGTGACGATAAGTCCTTCATCGCCTTTAAAGTTTTGAAGTAACTCGCAAAAGTATTGAATATTATGCCCTAATTTGGCTCTGATTCCGCTTGTAATGAGTTTTTCGGCGGCAGATGTATATTTATTACAAAATGAGCCACGAGAGCTTATTATGAGCCCGTAATGGTCGTCTAGTTTAATGGAAATATAATATCCATCTAGTTTTTCGGAAATAATGCTTTTAGAGATGTCAAATTTAGCCGACCATTTTTCGGATTGATTGAAGAATTTGGTTGGTCCTTGGATTATTGGATTATCGTCATCGTCTAAAATTAGTCCTCTTGTGTGGAGAGTGATATTATCCCATTTTTCTTGAAATGTGGTGGCTTGTGTATAGTTATAAATCGTAATGGGGAGTGAAGGATGATGGGATTCTCTGATATATCCATCTTGGATGTATTGATGGAGATTAGAAATGAAAATTTTGTCGAATTTATCCTTCATTGTACTGCTCACGGCGATAATTGTTTTCGTTATCCTTTTCTATAAGGTTAGCAATTTTGCGAGAGCCTGTAAATAAGTTTTCATAACGGTCATAGATTACTTTCATGCGGTCTAGGTGGTATCGCCATTCAATTTCTTGCCTTTGGGCTTTGATGTATTTTGGTTGAGTTTTTACCCAACACTCCCTGTCCTTAGCAGATGATAGTCCGAGGGATTCCTTTTCTTCATTACAGATTTTCCATAATTCGGCTAGGATTGTGGATGTATCAAGTTTTGCGTACTCATATGAGCGTTGAAGTTTAGCAAGGAATAATCCCGCTTCGGCAATCATGTCGGGGTCGTGTGATAAATGGAATCTAATATCCTCTTCAGAAAAAGCCTCGAAGTCACCTCGTTGAATTGCTTGTAGCATAATTTGTTGAGATTCCTCAACCTTAGCAACATATTTTTGTAAGCGTTCAATTCGTTTTTGTTCTGATTCGGTTAGTGTGGGGGTGAGGTTGTCCTCGCCGTCTAATGTGGCGGCGATGGATAGAGCCTCAACTTGAGTTAATTTTTTCTCGTTCATTCTACCAACTCGCTTGATAATAATAAGAAGTGTAAATAGTGTTGTCTTTTGGAGTGTTTAATTCGTCCTCGATGGCTTTAATGGTGGTTTCAAGGCCTCGGATATACCATTCGTCATATTCAGTTGAGCCGAAGAAGAATCCAGAAGTTGTAGGTAATAAGTCCTCGGCGAGCGTAGTGTCTTTTAGATGTCGGTTTTCCTCAACACACTCTTTCCCTTGAATATCCGTGTAGATGTCTTTGGTTACGACAATATTATCCTTGTCGGCTAGAATTTGTTTGCAACGGTCGAGTAGATTGAGAAGTTGGTCTGTGTTAACTGGGATACGCTGGCACTCATCAACTCCATCACCGCACTCTTGAACAAAATAGTTATGGATTGCGTTTTGTTTTCGCCAATATTGAAGTTCCTCAACAATGCCGACTACCTTCTTTTCGTCAATTTTGACTGGGTTATTGTTTTTTGAAACCTTCACGGAATATTTGTCGTCTCCAAAATTCCATAAATGAGTTTCTTTGTAAAGTGATGAATCAAGTCCCATATTAGACCGCCTTTCCGTCAATTTTAATTGAGATTGCTGGAGTGTCGACTAGTTCAAATCCGTCAACTGAAACTCCAAGTTCCATATTGTTTTTTGCGAGTTGAGTATTTGGGGTAAGTTTGAAAACCTTACCATCATGAACCGAAATTTCATGTTCTTGGATTTCTTCCTCGGTGAAGTAATCATCGGGGATAAGTGAAGAATCGGTTACCTTAGCGGTATGGCGATGGCTTAATTTGATAGTCCAATCGCTTGGTCCGTTAGGGCTGGTGATTTCATTTATATTTTGGTTGACCATTTCCTTTTTGAGATAGGTTTTAAGGTCGACCATCATGTCGGCTATACGCTTTTGTTCTCGCATGAAGTTTTTGAATGCTTCACTTTGTTCGAGGCTACGTTGAGCGTCTATAACCGCTATGGCTTTTTGTTGTAGTTCTTCCATACTTCCTTTCTTTTAAATGTTATTTTGATTATAAATGAAATGTGCCTATAAATCAAGTAGTTTTTTAAATTTTTCTTGAATTTCTGGAATTGGGGATAGCCGTTTTACTATATAGGCTAGGTTATTATCTTCAATGTCGGGATTGTAAAGAAGAAGGTCGCACCAATCTCTTTCGGTAATAAAAAATCCCCATTGTGTTTGAGCGATAATTTCAGGACTTAAAGTTTTTGCTACTTGAAGATGATGTTTTTCGCCAAAACATTTGCACTCAACAAAACCGTCATCGCCGACAAGACCATCTGGGCTGTACCCGATATTTTGAGAAGTTTTGTCGTTTATGATGAATCCTGCATTGGTAATTGGGGAATATACTTGTGAATAAATATCTTTAGATTCGTCCTCTAAAAGATGTCCTCGATTTGTCCAGTAGTTTCCTTTAAATGAGTTAGATTCTTTGATTTTGGCTTGAAGAATTTGTTGGGGAGTATATCCCCGAAGTAACTTAATTGCGTCTGTACCTGTTAAAAAGTGGTTGCGAAGGTCGTGCCATTCGGCTGTTCCTTGTTTAAGTTGTTCTTCGAGGATAATGGTAATCATTTTTTAGCCTTCAAGTTAGCAATAATATCTGCCTTGCGAGAATTAGATTGGTTAAGGATTTCTTGGTCGTTGATAGTTTCCAAGTCCACATCTTTGGCTTGGTCGTATTCTTGGATTGCAAGTTCTTCCCAATCTTGAATATCCGAATTTGGTAATGCCCATTTTGGAAGTTGAGGTTCGGTTTCAAAAGTTTTGTATTCATTTAATGGGTACCATTGATTTGGAATGTAGTAGAGATAGCGACCAACTCCGAACTGAACAGCGGCTCGCTTGAAAGCGTCTGAACACCCACCTTTAAATGGGGTAACCTTTTCGGTATAAACACCGCCATCGGATTTTGTAATCCAAGTACCATCTGGCATACGGATTGATAATTCGCAAATGACACCTTTGTCGGTGGGGTAGAATTTGGATTGCCAACCGTCAATTCCACAGATGTCGTCAAGTCGTTTTTGGACTTCACGGGAATCAATATAGAAAAGTGCAATTCCTTTTCTCTTATCTTTTGATGTTGCACCCACACGACATTTCACGAAACGTGGTTCGAATGGGTTTTTTAGTGCCTGAAGCATTGCTTCGGCTGAAACGGACTTTGTAGCCATTAGATTATCTCCTTTTTATGATTTTTATTATAAACGAATATTAATGAAAATTCAAGTCATTTAAGCATTATCGTCATTTGATTTTTGGCTACTATCCATTTATAATTGGGGATATTAAGAAGGAGGCAAAAAATGGGGTATTTCTTGAGGGATTAACTTCAAATAAAGTGAGGTAAATTTAGGTGTAATATAGGAGAAAAAGGGTGCAACAGAACGGAAGTCGGATAAGAGTTCTTAAAGATGGTAATTTCACGGTGATGAAGAATTATCATCTTCGGGATAAAACATTATCTTTGAAAGCAAAAGGTTTATTAAGTGTAGTATTGAGTCTGCCGAGTAATTGGGATTATTCGATTGCTGGGCTAGTGGCGATTTTGAAGGAAAATGAAACCGCTGTAAATTCGGCTTTAAAAGAGTTAAAGTCGCATGGGTTTTTGAAGGTTGTGAAACACATGCCAAGTGATACGAAGAGTGGTCGGATTGAGTATGAATACTTATTTACGGAAGAGCCATTCAAGTTTCAAGATAGTGAAAAACAAGGGGTAGAAAAACAAGGGGTAGATTTTCTAGGTCTTGAATTTCTAGGGCTAGAAAATCAAGGACAATTAAATAAAGATAAATTAAATACTAAAGAATTAAATAAAGAAGAATTAAATAAAGAAGAAACGAAATCGGAGATTTCGAATGTTCTTCCTGATGAAGCGTTAGAATTGGCCGACCATTTACGGGATAAGATTCTTGAATATCAGCCAACGGCTTGTATTAAGGGGAATTATCGAGTAAATTGGGCGAGGGATATAGAGAAGGCACATCGGCTTGACGGTAGAAGGTGGGAAGCATTGAAGGGGATGATTGACTATTGTTATGATGTGAGCAATTTTTGGTGTATGAACATTAGAAGTGGTGCGAAGTTGAGAAAGCATTATGACCAGATTGAAGCTCAAATTATGAGGGACGCTTATAAAAATGGCACGATGATTGCTGGTGGTGGGAATGATAATGACACTTTAAAAGTTCCGTTCTAACTTGATTTTTAACGCATAGTTTATTAAAATTAGTGGGAAAGAAAGGAGAAATATGCAAGGAGAATTAATTGAGGGGAAGGGGAGATTGACTCCCGAAGGCAATTTAATTGTTGATAGTAAAGAAAATGGGGGAATGACAATTACCACTGTTAAGTATGGTGTGATTAAGTTGATGGGGGACAAAACGGAATATAGGGTTTCGTATAAGACATTAACGGATATAGTTAATCGCCCACCGAAGTTTGAAGGGGATGTGATTATTCCTGAATTACACCTTAAAACTCCGATTAAAAATATTGTATTTCAGCAGTTTAGAGATGAGGAAATTCAGACTGCGAAAGACTTTACTAATTTACCAGTAAAAAGAGTGGTGTGTGAGCCGACTCAACCTGGCGAGAGATTTCGTCCAACGGAATTGTCAGAGATGGAAGCTAATAAATCAAATGCGAAGTATTGGTTAGCGAGTATGCATTATACGACATCTAGCAATAATGAAAATCTGTATGATTGTGAATTTAGCCACGCTAAGGAAGCATTATTAATGGTGCCGTATTTGGAAGATGAAGGCTATCCGCCGAGTGTGAGTCGAATTTTTAGATATGGTGAAGAGCAATTATTTGGTAAGAAAAAATTGACAAATTGATTATGGTTTGATACACTAAAGGCATAGTAGGTTGCCTCGCTGAATACCTGCTATACTCCACACATATTTCTTCAAAAATAAACACCTTTATAGCCCCCTGTATTTGCCTTGGGGGGCTTTTTTGTTATACTGGGAATAATGTTAAAAGTGATAGACCATACAAATCATCCTTCGTGGACTCCTATCAATCTACGGTTGGGTAGGGAAAATGGGGCAAGGACTTATTCGAGAGATATTGTTAAGTTCTATGTTCCGGTCTTTAAGCGAGTTTTTAGTGGAAAAGAGCGAGTTTTGTTGATAACTGTTCAGAATTGGAACTCGTGTGAAGTATGGAAGGGGTATAGTAAAATTTTTGTTTTCGTACATGAACGTGGCAGTAGTGAAGAGGTAAGAAAACAAAAAAGGGAAGCATTGAAAAAATTTGCAGAGGTTAATAGTCCTGCTAAGGTTTATTTTATTGTGTGGTGCCCACAACATGAGGACGAGTTGATTAAGGATGGTTTAAATGTTATTTATTTGCCGATGGCGATTG